GTAATCCTGTTGTTAGTTTAAATGATAGAGTTCATATTGTTCGTAATGTGAACTATACAACCAGTGCGTCCAGTCTTAAGACAAGCCTTCTTAAACGTACTTATGAATATGCTATAGATTACTGGCCTTATGTCAGTTCTTCAGTAGGGACACCCAGATATTATGCTAGAAAAAATAATACTTCTATCTATGTCGTACCCACTCCTGCTTCTACTTTATCAGGAGAGGTTCAAACAGTTTCTAGACCTTTACCTTTAGCTTCAGCTACAGGTACAAGTGCAACAACTCAAAATTATTTTAGTGACTATTGTTATGATGCTCTTTTTGCAGGATGTATGCAAGAAGCTACCATGTTTATGAAGGATTGGAATACCCTTCCGGTCTGGCAGACACAGTATCAAACAGCTATAGCAGCATTACGTAATCAGGCTAGAAGGACTAGACAGGATGATATGGCAGTTGCTGCTTCTCCTGCCGGTGGTCCCGATACCATAACACAGGGAGCAAGTTAATGTCAGCAAAAAGAAAAGGAACTAAAAAAGGTGTATCAGCTTTTATTGATAAAGCATTAGGTATATCTAAGAAGAAGAATATGCAAAAACCACTTCCAGATGATCCTAATATTGGTAATGTACCTAAAAAAAGAGGTGAGTTACGTGATCGGATTGAAGCAAAAACAGGAGAGCCTTTAGAAACAACATTAAAAAAGGCTGGTTTAGATAATGATGTTATAGAAAATATAATAAGACCTCATAAATCAACTATAACTGCTGCTCAAAATAGAGCTAGAATAAAAGCTTTACAAAATAAGAATAAAACGAAAAATAAAAAATCTAAGACATCTTCTGTTACAGGTATGTCAGCAACTTTTCCTAAACATGTAGGTGTAACAGCTAAAAAACATGGCGGTAAGATTACCTATAAAATGTCAGGCGGTCAGGTAGTAGATGCAGGATACGATTAAGACATATAAGCCAAAGAAGTCCAAGAAGATAGTTCGCCGCAAAGGTGGAAAAGCTGTTGGAGGACTAACAAGTGCTTTATTAGGTGGTGGCGGTGGTTATGCAACTAGACATATTGATCCTTGGCCTGAAGGTACTCCTTTGACAACACAACTAGGTGCAGAAGCTGCTGGTGCATATGTAGGAGCAAATGTTTTAAAAAACATAGGACAAAAAGTTGGGCCAAAAATTCTTAAAGGAGCAGCAAGAGGATTACCTTTTGGAGGGCTAGTACCAGGTATACTTGCTGGAGGAGTTACTGCTGGATCAGTTATTCCAGAACTTGCTCCTCTTTTTCCTCGAATATCTGGTAGTGATGATTGGAAAAGACATAAATTACCTGATGGGACGCAACGATTTAAAACAATATCAGAATATCAGAAAGCTCTTATGAATGCTGTTCCTGTTTTAGGAAAACGAGGATGGGCTGCTTTAGGAGAAAGATATCGAGAAGTACAAAAGAAAGCACCAGCAGAGAAAAAAAGAAAACTAAGTAAAAGTAAACAACGGCGAAGAAAATATGCAAGAGCTATGACACGTATTGATAAGTCTGGTTCTGAATTAGTAGCTAAAGGATACAAAAATGGTTAACAGAGCCAGCATAAGGCAACAGATTATGAAACCGGGATTGAAAAGAGGCGGTAGACTCAAGAAGAAGAAGGATGGTAAATGGATACAAAAAGCCAATATAAAAAAAGGTGCTTTGAGAAAACAGTTGGGAGTTAAAAAAGGTAAGAAGATTACAATGGCTCAATTAAACAAAGCATCCAAGAGTAGTAATCCTACCACTAGACGTAGGGCTAATTTAGCAAAGACTTTTAGAAGAATGAGAAGGAGAAGTTAAAATGGGCTTAGGACCACATACATTATTGAAACGTCCACCTGATCTGGATGAGATACTTGGCAAGCCAACCGGACAGGGATTTGGTGCTGCCAGAAAAGGACCATCAGTAGTAGGTCCTCCACAGGATGTCGTTGTTGATGAAGACTATCAGCAAGGCAAAGCATTTAAAATAGAAACGTCTGATAAAGACAGTACTTACGGGGAGGCTTAATTATGTCAGCAAAAGGAAAAGGAACTAAAAAAGGTGTATCAGCTTTTATTGATGCAGCAGTAGATACAACTAAAAAAGGTAAACCTAAAGTTAAAACAAATGGTAAACCTAAAGATTTTACATCTTATGATACACCTAAAGTTAAAGAAACATTAGAGGATATGGGAAAACCTCCTTCTCAAAGGAAGGTTGATGCTACAGGAACAAAGAGAAAGAAACCTGTTGTTGCAACAAAGACAAAGGGTCGTCCTAAAATTCCTGTAACAACTCCTCCTGTTAAAAAAGGTAAAATGGGTAAAATTGCTAAAGGTATGGCAATAACAAGTCCTGCATGGTTAGGTCCACCTGCATATGTTGCATATAAGGAAATGAAACGTCCTAAATCTCATAAAGTTACATCAGGACAGAATCTTTCTAGTATTGCTAAAAAATATGGAACAACTATAAAAGCTATTATGAAAGCTAATCCTAGTATCAAGAATGCGAATTTAATACGAATAGGACAAAATATTAAATTACCTTTCTTTGGACGAGGAAAAGATCCTTATAAAGGAATGTCTAAATCAGAAATGGCAAAGCTTCATAAAGAAACTCAAGCAAGAAAAGCAAAAAGAGTTTCTAAAAAACAGACTGGAGGTAGAATGAGTAGAATAGGACTTTCTCCAGCAGAGATGGCAAGGGCTGGTACAATGTCTGAAGCTAAACGTAAACGGTATGTGAAAGGTGGTGGTAAAGTTGGTAAGAAGAAAGGCGGTACTGTTAATCGTAAACATGGCGGTCAAATAGGAACAGCCTATATAGCGAATTTATATGACTAAAGAAAAATTTAACGACTATACCAAGATAGATTATAGTTTTCTTAAACCTAGTCAAGAAGATTATAAAACTTTTTCAGAATACTGGGAAGCTATGACTAATCAACAAGATGGTTATTTGTATAAAAAATTTAAATATACCTATGGTAGTAAGTTGTAAAAGAAAAAGAAATGATAACCTGTAAGAATTGTGGATACGATTCTCATTGTGGTATACCGTTGATAAAAGATATTACAGGATATGCTGAAATAGAACAAATAGAGGTTTGTAAATATTGTCGTTGTGGAAAATGTACTATTCCAGATTGGTAAAGGAGAAAAAAATGTGTAATAATGAAGAATGTAGTAATTCACATTGTACCTGTGATCCTTGTATATGTAGAATAGAAAATCTATGTGAATGTTGTAATGATCATCAAGCAGTAGGACCATGAAAATCTTTAATTTCAAACATCCTAAAGATGTCAATCTAAATTATTTTAATCATTTAAAATTTTCATGGTGTGAGAGTATCAGAGCATTTGGAATATGTTTGGTAATGATTATACATGGGATTATTCCATATATCTTTGATAATACTTTTTCTAATTATATTAAAAAAGCTATGGGAAGAGTTGAAGAAGTGAGTAAATAATATGGCAGTATCTGGCACATATAATTTTAATCTGGATATAGATGAAGTCATTCAAGAAGCTATGGAAATGATTGGAGGAGAAGATACTCTGGGTCATGAACCAGCTTCTGCTAGACGTTCTATTAATCTTATGCTTAAAGATTGGCAGAATAGAGGGATACTTCTCTGGTCTACAAGTACAACGGCTGTAACAGTTGTTGCTTCTACAACTTCTTATGATCTTAGTAGTTCTACAATTAATGCTCTGGAAGTTGTAATTAATCGAGATAATACGGATATTCAACTTACCAGAATTACTCCTGAACAATATTTAATTATACCTGCTAAGACACAAACAGGAAGACCTTCTCAATATAGTATTAGAAGGGGAAGAGATAATCCTGTAATGTCTGTATGGCCTATACCAGAAAATTCTACAGATATATTAAAGATAGAAATAGTAAGTGACTTAGAGGATGTGAATAAATCTGCAATACAGAATGCAGATACACCTAAAAGATTTTTACCTGCTTTGACTTGTGGTTTATCTTATTATATGTCAATGAAAAGGCCATTAGTAGCACCAGAACGTATTGCAATGTTAAAAACAAATTATGAGGAAATATTGACAAGGGCAATGGAAGAAGATAGGGAACGAGCTAGTCTGTATCTATTACCTAGACTGACGTTTTATAATTAAGAGGAACTTCGTTCTATGGCTACTCATAAAAATGCATTAGCTCAATGTGATACTTGTGGATTTGTATATCCATATAGAGTTATGAGGATGAATAGCTATGGATTACTAGTATGCCCAGAAGATTTTGAAGGACAATATGATTTAAAAAATAATCCTCAGAATAAAGTACCTAATGTAAAAGATGATCCTGCTATTAGAAATCCACGGCCTGATACAGGAGGAAGAGGTATAACATGGGATGAAACAGCTACATGGATAACTGTTAATCCCACAACTCTGGTAGAAACAACACATACAACTAAGTATGATGATGCTAATAAAAGTTGGGATGGAATATGACAGATTTAACAGGAAAATTAATATCAGGTACTTATAAGCAACTATTATTAATTAATTCTAGTACGACTAATAGTGGAGTAACTTCTTCTATTACCAGTGTTCAGACAGGAGATGGTACAGGAACTGCTCTTAATGTGGGAACTGGTGGAGTTATAGTTTCTGGAAATATAGGAGCAACAGGAAATATTAGTGTAAGTGGAGGCTTGTTAGTAAAGAATAAGGTCTGTGCTTCTGCATATTATGGAGATGGTTCTAATATTACTGGAATTACAGCTACAATAGGCGGTAATATATCAGTTAGTAATGTTATAGTTGGTGGAACTTTATCTGTAGTAGGGGCCGCTGTTTATAAGTCTAGTGTTACAGTAAGCGGTGCTGTTAATCTGGGAAGTACATTAACTGTGGCAGGAGCTACAAGTCTGGCTTCTACATTAGATGTGGCTGGTAATGCTTCCATTGGAGGAACACTTACAGGTACTGGAAATGTAGTATTTGATGGTGATGTGTCTGTTAGTGGAGAATTAAATGTAAATGAGAATGTTTCAGTAGGAGGTACATTTGTAGCAACAGGTGCAGGGACTTTTAATTCTAAGACAGAATTTAATGATGCTGTTTCTATAAGTGGAAATTTGGATGTAGCTTCAGCAGCTTCTATAGGAAGTACTCTCAAGGTAACAGGGGTTGCAAGCTTTTTAACAGATGTGTCTATCAGTGGTAATACTAATGTTGTTGGAAATGTAACGGCTGCTTACTTTTATGGAGATGGTTCTAATCTAAGTAATGTAGAAGCAGAATTAGGTGTTACTACAAATATTTCTGTATCTGGTTTTATACATGCAGGAGGAAGTGTTTCTGTATCTGGTCCTTTCAATGTTATAGGAGCAGCTACATTTCAGGACAATGTCTCAGTAAGTGGTAATGTAAATATTACAGGAACAGCTACAATCGCTGGTGCTGCTTCAATAGGTGGTGCTGTAAGTATAGGTGGTGCTGTAAATCTATTAAGTACAGCTACAGTTTCTGGTGCTACAGGATTTTTAGGAACAGTCAGAGTAAGTGGAGCTACTTCTCTTGCTTCTACTCTAGATGTAGCTGGTAATACCTCTATTGGAGGGACAGCACAGATAACAGGTAATGCTAACTTTGATGGTGATGTTTCTGTTAGTGGAGATGTTTCCATAGGTACAAATTTATATGTTGGTGGAACTGTTACAATAGTAGGAAATACTACTATGACAGCCAATTTAGGTGTAGGTGGTACTTTTGGTGTTGTAGGAAATGTAAGTTTAGGAGCTAATGTAACTGTTAAAGGAGATGTACATGTAAGTAGTAAAGTATGTGCTTCTGCTTTTTATGGAGATGGAGCTAATTTAACAAATGTTCCTATAGATATTACTGGGAATATATCTGTTGGTAATGCAACTGTA